GAATTTAAAACAGTAAGATATAAAAACTTTTTAAGTACAGGTCAACAATTCATAGAAGTCCCACTAAACACAGGTGGCACTACACTTATAATAGGCGATAACGGTTCGGGTAAATCTACAATGTTAGACGCCCTATGTTTTGGTCTTTTCAATAGACCATTTAGAGATATCAAAAAAGATCAGATAGTCAATTCTATAAATGAGAAAGATTGTTTAGTAGAAATAGACTTACAAATAGGTTCTAATAACTACACGATTAAACGAGGTATCAAACCAGCAATATTTGAAATCTGGTGTAATGATAAGATGTTGAATCAAGACGCAGCCTCAAAAGACTATCAAAAACACTTAGAAGATAATATACTAAGATTAAACTTTAGGTCATTTACACAGGTTGTAATTCTAGGCAGCTCTAGTTTTGTGCCATTTATGAGATTACGGGCAAGGCATAGACGACAGGTTGTAGAAGAGATATTAGATATAGAAATATTTTCTAGAATGAATTTATTATTGAGAGAAAAGAATAAAGCAAAAGATGAAGAGATACGATCAGCAGAATTTTCAGTAAATCTATTTGAAGAAAAAATATCTGATCAAGACAAACACATACAAGATTTACAATATAGAAACAAACAATCTATCGAGTCTAAAGAGGCACAAATAGAAAAAGAAGAAACTGGTAAGAAACAATATGAAGAGGATATAAAAGATTTAGAAAAAGAAATCACCACCCTAAGAGATAAGATACTAGATGAATCAGATGTAAAGAGTAAACATATGAAGTTTCATCAGTTAGAGGCAAAGTTAGAAAATAATTGTACCAAACATAAAAATATGTTGAAGTTCTTTGAAGATAATGACGAGTGTCCTACTTGTAGGCAAACCATAGATGAGGCTTTTAAGACAGAGCAAATTAAAGATAGAAAAGAAAAACTAGGTGAAATAGAAAAAGGTATGTCTGAGTTGAGTAATAGTATTGAGAAAATAGAATCACGAATGAAAACAATTAATGACACCTCCGTTGCTATAAGAGAAAAAGAAATGTTGATTGAAAGATATAAAACCTCTATTGAAAATGTTGACAGATACATTAGGTCAGTTAGAGGTGAGGTAGATGGTTTAAGAGATGAGAAAGAAAGCACTGGCGAAGCAAAAGGTGTGCTTAAACAGCTAAAAGAATCATACAGCGAAGCAGAAACAAACAAAGTTAAACTCAAAGATGATAAACTATATCTAGATACTGCCAGAGAATTGATGACTGACACTGGTATTAAAACTAAAATTATCAAACAGTATTTACCTGTTATGAATCAACTTATAAATAAACACCTCCAGAGACTAGATTTTTATGTCAACTTTACTTTAGATGACGAGTTTAACGAAACAATAAAATCTAGATTTAGAGACGCCTTCAATTACAATAACTTTAGTGAAGGTGAAAAATTAAGAATTGATTTATCAATTTTATTTACTTGGCGAGAAATTGCCAAGATTAAAAACTCTACTAACACCAATTTATTAATACTAGACGAGGTGTTAGATAGTTCACTTGATTCGTCTGGTACCGAAGAGTTTATGAAGATAATAAATTCTTTAAGTAAAGAAAATGTATTTGTTATATCACATAAAGGCGATATACTAATAGACAAATTTACCCAAGTAATTAAATATGAAAAATATAAAAACTTTACTAGGGTAGCATAGGAGAAAAATTATGAAAATAGCGATAACAGGACACACAAAAGGTATTGGTAAATGTATCAAAGACCTTTTAGAAAAGGATGGCCACGAAGTAGTTGGTGCCAGCACTAGTACTGGTATCAATGTTATGAGAACCAAGAGTGTAATAAACTGGTTAACAAAAGAGAATCCAGATGTATTCATTAACAATGTGTATGCACCAGATTCACAATGTCATATACTCTATCAATTATATGAAAAGTGGCAGTATGAAGATAAATTAATTATTAATATGAGTTCTACCTCAGGCGAGGCACATACACACTTTCAACAAATGGGATATAATAAAGACTGGACACCTTATGTAAGTGATAAGGCAAGATTAAACTTTGCAAGTCTTTATTTATCAGAAAGATTTAACGAACACCATAGATGTAGGGTGACTAATATATCGCCAGGGTTTGTTAAAACACAAGCAACAACAATGTTTACGCCTTTTATAGATGAATATTGTTTTATGAAACCTAGTGAAGTTGCTGAAATGGTACAATGGGTTGTGAATGGGCCTAAACATATGCAGATAAAAGTTTTATCTTTTAATACAGGCAATAGTACAATCGCACCTAGACGAGATAGAAAATATGAGACAAAAGCTACTGAAGTAGGAGATCAACTATATGGTCAAAACTTTAGTCAAACTTGGGATGGTCAAGAAAAATGACAAAACACTTCCTAGTTGATCCTACTGCTGAGATAATAAACAAGAAGATACCTTTGTTTACAGATGATCTTATAGGTGATGATTCACGAAAAGATATAACTGGTGCCATGGAAAAAGAAATGGTCAGATATGGTGGTATAGGATTATCTGCTAATCAAATAGGGCTACCATTTCGTATGTTTATCATGGGTGGTCATCCGTTAGTTGAAGAGGGAAAAGTTAGACAATGTTGGAATCCTGAGATATTAGAATTCAGTAAAGATAAGATATTAATGAAAGAAGGTTGTTTAACTTTTCCTTGGTTATTCTTATCAATTAAAAGACCATCTTGGGTTAAAGTAAAATATGAAAATGATGATAAAGAAACAATAGAAGAATATCTACATGGTATGTCTGCTCGTGTATTTCAACATGAATACGATCATATGGAAGGTATAGTATTTACCAGTTTAGTATCTAAAGAAAAAATAAAAAGAGCAGAAAAGAAAAGAAAAAAGGATATAAAAAATGCAGCTAGGAATCAATCCCAATCTTAGAGAATTAATTATACAACCGTTTAAAGGTGATCTATCAAAAGTATTTAATCATCTTGACGCACTAGGTTGGACAGATGTTAATACCCGTAGTAGTAAGAATGGTGATTGGTCTATGTTATCATTAAGAGGATATTCAAGTGATCCTAGAAAGTGTGGTAAACCTGCTGAAGAGTGTGGGCCTAGAGTTCAGGCAGGAGATACAGTATTTACAGGACCTAATGTTGCTCTAGATACTAAATTTGTAAAAGAAAAAGTTTATGAAGGTTATGAGTTTGAGATAGAATACTTACACGAAGGCGGAACCTTACAAGACTGTTCTATAAGAAACGGTGATGTATTTAGAATCGTAGAAGAAATATTAGAACCTTTACCTTGCGAATTTCAAAGAATAAGATTTGCAAAACTATTGCCTGGTGCATTTTTAGAACCACATACGGACGCAATAGATCAGTCATTCGGCTTACAAGATGGTGAAATTGCAAGAATTGCTGTACCCTTACAAACAAATGATAAGGCAACTTTTAGTGTTTATCCTCAAGGTAAAGATGGGCCAGAAAGAAAAATGCATTTAAATTTAGGACATTATTATTATACAGATGTTAAGGGTTGGCATTCAATAGAAAATAAAGGTGATACAGATAGAGTACATTTATTAATAGATTGTATATCAAATAAAGAATTTAGGAGGTTATTAGTACAATGAATTGGGTTTTGAGTGATGGTAGAAAACTAAGTGCAGTACCTAATGGTACAGGATTTAAAGAATTAAATTATTTTACTGAAGAAGATAATAACTGGCACTTTCAACCAGTAGATGAAAAATTACTAAAACCTGTTGCAGATTATCTAGATACTTTAGACTTTCATAAAGTAAAAACAAAATATACAAAAGGGTCAGACTGGACTGCTATTGCACTAAAAGGTTATAGTCAAGATCCACTAGATGTAACCAAACCAGGTGTGTTAAAAACTAAAGTGAAGAGCGATTCTAAACTACAATGGACTGATCTATATAAGGCACCAGAAATGAAACCTATACTAGATGTTCTTAAAACATTACCTTGTAGAATGGAGAGAGTTCGGTTTATGAAATTAGAAGCAGGTAAAGTTATTAATAAGCATACAGATAAAATAGATAAAGACTTAGGCATAGATGATGGTCAAATAACAAGAATACATATGCCAGTTAGAACGAATGACTTGGTTACATTTTCTATATGGGATGATAATAAATTTAAACAAGACTATAAACTAAAGACAGGTCATTTCTATTATACAGATGTTAGAAAGGCACACGCTGTAGAAAACTTATCAGATACAGATAGAATACACCTAGTTATGGATTGTTATGTAAATACCGAAATGCGATATATGATATGTTAAATCATGCTAAAGATACCGATTTTGATACTGTTTGGAATATATTTAAGAATAACAAAAAGTACTTCCCACATATAAGAACAGACTATCTAAAAAGAAATATTGCCAAAGGCCAAGTAGTTCTTGACCAAGATGTTGTTATAGTGTATAATATATACAAAAGAAAACAAAGACTCAACGAGGAGATATTGGCACAACCAGGCGATTGTATTCTACACCAGATAGTTGCAAAGAATAGAAATGGTTCTGCTAAAGAAGTTCTACATAAATTTTTTAAGCATATTAATACCAGAGTTTTCTTGAGTGTAAGAAGTGAAAATGATATTGCTAAAAAGTTTTATGAAAAGAATGGTATGTTAAAAATAGGCGACACCTCTTGGTCAAAAGGAACGATACCAGGCGATATTTATTTATATGATAGTAATTGATAAAGACGATAATAAAGTATTAGACGAAGCATATAATACAATTCTTAATAAAGGTTTTCCTTATTATCCTATTGATAGAAAATGGCGAGATGATACATTCAACCAGTTATACAATTTCAAAAGAGATACACTAATAGATAGAAAGAATAAGGTCATAGGCCAATCAGCACATGGTCTTAATCTTGCTTGGTCATACATGGAACATGCTTGGGGTATCAAGTGTGGTAAAATGAGAACACCAGTAGAGATATGGAATGATGAAGAACACCTAAAGAAAGGTATCAATAAGATACTTACAGGCACATTTTTTAAACAAAAGGCTGCTCATCAAATAACAGACTCAGATATGAGGTCTATGTTAAGAAGATATACAGGTACTCAAATGGTATCTAACTTTAGACCTACTGCAGCTGCAGCCCTATATGATGTGTTTGTTGATAAAGAAAGTCCACTAGAAGGTACAGAAGCAGGTACAGTATGGGATCCAAGTATGGGTTATGGTGGTAGATTACTAGGTGCGATATGTGCTGGTGTAAATTATATAGGTACTGATCCTTGTATACCTACATATGAAGGTTTAGAGCAGATACTAGAAGATTATGGCCATAGTTATAGATCATATACATTACTAAGACAAGGTAGTGAAACATATATACCCAATGAGAATAGTATAGACTTTGTATTTACAAGTCCACCTTACTTTGGTTGGGAAGCATATGGTGATGAACCAGAACAGTCAAGTATTAAGTTTGATAATTCAGACTTGTGGAAAATAGAGTTTCTTAAAAAGACTATTGCCAATGCATATCACGGATTGAAACCAGGCAAGTTTCTTGCTCTTAATGTTGCCAATACGAAACAGTATAAAACATTTGAAGAGGATACAGTTGATCTTGCAATCGAAGTAGGGTTTGAACATACAGATACATGGTGGTTATCACTATCTACTCAACAAGGTGGTAGTGATACATCAACACTTGATGGTGTTGCAAAAAAGAAACAGACACAAAGATATATGGGTCGATATGAAAGACCAAATATAACTGGTCGTAAATTTGAACCTACCTTTATATTTCAGAAGCCATTGTCAAACTGACATACATTATCTCCCAAATCGGATCTGTATAAAAACTATATAGATTATGAAATCAAAAAAAGAAACAATCATTGAGAAGTATAGACTAGATACCTGGGCATTTATTGTCTTTATGATAGTTGTATTTATTATTGCGATTTGGTAAAAATAGGGGGGTACTAGAGTACTCGACACCCTAGATACCACCATCCTCGGCGATCCTAGGGCGTCAAAAAGACTATTTAATATCAATAATCTTAGGTTTCTTCTCTTCAGGTATAATTCTCTCTAATTCGACAGACAACATTCCGTTCTCTAATTTTGCACTTTTTACTAGTACATCATCAGCGATACTGAACGATCTGGTGAATTGGCGTTTAGATATACCCCTATGTAGAATGCCGTCATTATCTTCAACATCCTTCTCTTCCTTAGACATTACAGATTTAATAACCAGAGAATTTTCATCTGGTTTATGTTCAACCTGTATATCTTCTTTAGAGAATCCTGCCAATGCGATATCAACAGCCCAATGAGTGTCATTGATCTTTCTGATATTATATGGGGGATAATTGTTATTTGGTACAGTTCGTAGATAGTCGAGATTATCGAATATATTATCGAACCCTATTGTGTGAGGTCTGAAATCAGACCAAAATGATAGACTTTTGGTGTTCATTATTTGTCTCCTTTCCAAAAGCGAGTCGTTTAAGAGACCCGAATCGGCGTCTCATACTAATATATATAAGTATTTTTCTCAAAAAATCAAGTAAAAAGTGTGATATTTTTGCAACACTTTTGAGACTATCGCCTAAGTTATTGATTTTACTTGATTTTAAATAGCGGAATAATCCATTATTTGCTTGTTTTTGATACCAATATGTAGTAGCATAATGACATATGAGACAGAAATATATAGTCAACAAAGAATCAAAGTCGTATCTTGCGAATCTTCTTGCTACAGAAAGTCTAGAGGTTCAATATAAAAAGACTCAGACTGCTTCCTTTGATGTTAAGAATCGTATCTTAACATTACCTATCTGGAAAAAAGACTTATCAGAACCAGTCACCGACTTATTTGTGGCACACGAAGTTGGCCACGCTTTATATACGCCAATGTCATTATTGACTAAGGCACATAAACAAAAAATTAATCACTCAATAGTAAATGTTGTTGAGGATGCTCGTATTGAAAAACTTATTAAGAGACGATATAATGGTTTAAGACAATCATTCATTCGTGGTTATAGAGAACTGATTGCCAAAAACTTCTTTGGTACAGTTGATAAAGATATTAACGATTACCTTTTAATTGATAGATTAAATATTCATTTTAAATCTTCTCATATTTCTTCAGATGTAGAATTCACAAATGAAGAGATGAGATTTGTTAAGATGATCGAAGAACTAGAAACACCAGAAGATGTGATTAAAGTTTCTAAATTGTTGCAAGAATATTGTAATGTTGAAAGAGAAGAAAAAGGTAGAGATCAAGAAATCAATTTTGATGACCATGAATACGAAGAAGTTAAACCTGAAGAGTTGACAGACGAAGAAAAAGAAAATGCTCAACCTTTAAATACAGACGGCACTATGAAAGATGAGGCTGAAGAAGAAGGCGAAGAGGGTGACGCTTCTTCAAATAATAAAAAAGACAAAGAAGAAGAGATACAACAAAGAGACCCAGTTTCTACTGGTGTTGCTGGTAAAACAGACAACTTAGATCAGGCAATTTCTGAAACTGACAGAAACTGGGAATCAATGAGAGATGAAATTTTAGATAAAGACGCTAAAAACAATGAGTATGCTTATTTACATAAGTTTAACCAGAAAGATATTATTGTTGACTATAAAGATGTAATTAGAGACTTTAATAAACATTGGGCACATATGTTAGATAATGGCTCTTATTATAGAGAACCTGAAAGAACTAAACAGGCATTCGTTTCTGCTAAAACTGAATATAAAAAGTTTGCTAAGAGATCACTTAAAACTGTGATGTATCTAGTTAAAGAATTTGAACAGAAAAAATCTGCTGCTTTATATGCTCGTGCCTCTTCAGATAAGACTGGCGTTATTGATCCCCTTAAATTACATTCATACAAATATGCTGATGATGTATTCAAAAGATTAACAATTATACCTGATGGCAAGAACCACGGCTTGATGTTATTGTTAGACTGGTCAGGTTCTATGCACGATAAAATTTTACCGACAGTTGAACAGTTAATTAACCTAACTATGTTTTGTAGAAAAATTAATGTACCTTACGAAGTTTATGCTTTTACTAATAATTCTGAAAACAGCAGACATTATAGAGAATTTAAAGATGATAATGTTAAATACAAATTAGGCGATACAAGAGTTGATGGCGATTTCAGATTGATAAACTGGTCATCTTCTAGAATGAATAACAAAGATTATGAAACTAATCTATTCAACCTTTATGCTCTCGCTAATTCAATCGGCGGGTTTAGAAGTAGAAGAAATATGTTTGATGATAATATTTGGGATGATATAACTTATCCTCAAAATTACCATATGTCATCAACACCATTGAATGACGCTCTTATTGCTTTTCATACTTTAGTTCCTGAGTTTATTTCAAAATACAATATTGATAAAATGAATACTATTATATTGACTGACGGGTATTCAGATAGTGGTTGTAAAAGATATGAACCAGATCATATCAGGTATCGTGATTGGGCACCATCTAATGGCCTCAATACTTATTTTGTGAGTAGAAAAAATAAAAGACAATACAAGTCCAATTCAAGTAGATCATTTACCAGAAATCTTATTGAGAACTTGAGATATGAGACAGGCACAAAAGTTGTTGGCTTCTATATTCAAAGTAGAAAAGGTGTTGATATGTGGCAACATCAAGAGACACACGGTAAAATTGACAATGGTTATTACAATGTCTCAGAAAAGACAAGACAGAATTTACATCAAGAGTGGAAAAAGAATAAGTGTATTGTTACCGAGAGAGGTAAACATAATACTCCTTATGATGAACATTATACGATTGCTTCGCAATCAATGAAAGTTTCCGATGAGGCTATGGCGACCCCATCAGAAAATGCTAAAACGGGTGAGTTGAAAAGACTCTTTGCTAAATCCAGAACTGGTTCTTTACAAAGTCGTTTCGTACTTAACCGATTCATAAAACTAGTCGCCTAAAGGGAACAATAAAATGAACCTAGATAAAAACCAAAAGGCATTCGTAAAGACTGCTAATGATAATGGTTATTCTGGTACTATTACTAGACAAGGCATTATCGACCTTGGCGCCAAGACTGGCGTTAAGAAACCTGCTTGGCTGATGAAAGACCATCAGTTTAGAGTGGGAAGAGGGGAATATAGATTGCCTTCTTTGGAAGAGACTTTTGCAGAAGCAGAAGCGTCTGCCGAATCAGTTGAAACAGTTGATAATATTGACTAATTTCAATGAAAAGAGTGTTGCATTTTTGCAACACTCTAAGATAATCATGGTTAACCTTTATAATACAATGACTTACAATCCATTATTCGCTTGTTTTTCACTAAAAAAAATGTTAGCCTAATAGTATATTAAAGAAAACAAAAGGACTATAATATGAATCAATCACAAAAACAATTTGCCGAGGCGATGTATTCTGCTCTCGGTACTGATGTAGTCTCTAGAAATGATATTAATACTTTTCAAAAAGAGAATGGTTATAAAAATCAGTCTTGGTTAAAAAATGATAAGTACAAAATCTCTAGAGGTCAATATCAATTACCAATCAAAGGTTCAGTACCTGTTAAGACTGAAGTTGTTGAACCTGAAAAAATTGATGTCAATGACAAAATTGAAACTAAGGCTGCTTATATAGTATCAAGTTTAGAAGGCAAAGTTGTGCCAAATAGATTTGCTGAGTTTGTACCTTGGGGTCATTTCAAAGATATCAAGTCAATATTAAAATCAAAAAGTTTCTATCCAATATTCATTACTGGTTTATCTGGTAATGGTAAGACTTTAAATGTCACCCAGGCTGCTGCCGAGTTGAATAGAGAATTGATCCGTGTCAATATTACGATTGAGACCGATGAGGATGACTTACTCGGTGGTTATAGATTGCGTGATGGCGATACAGTCTGGCAGAACGGGCCAGTTATCGAGGCAATGGAAAGAGGCGCTGTTCTTCTCTTAGATGAGATTGACCTTGCTTCAAATAAGATTATGTGTTTACAACCGATCTTAGAAGGCAACGGTATCTTTGTTAAAAAGATTAACAAGTTTGTTAAACCAAAAGATGGTTTCACAGTTGTTGCTACTGCCAACACTAAAGGGCAAGGTTCTGATAGTGGTAAATTTATCGGTACCAATGTTCTTAACGAGGCATTTCTAGAAAGATTCCCAATCACAGTTGAACAAAGTTATCCTACTGTAAAGATTGAGAATAGAATCCTAGAGAATGTTCTTAAAACAAAAGACTTAGTAAACAAAACTGCTTCAGAGTATGCTAAAAATCTAGTGACCTGGGCAGATGTTATCAGAAAAACCTACTATGATGGTGGTATTGATGAGATCATATCCACTAGACGATTAGTCCACATCATTGAGGCCTATTCTATCTTCTCAGATAAAATGAAGGCGATTGAGTTATGTGTCAATAGATTTGATGATGATACTAAGGCAAGTTTCTTAGACCTCTATACCAAAGTTGACGCTGGGGAAGATGTGTCAAATTATGGTCAAGAGGAAATAGAAGAAGAATCCAATGATAGTGAGGAAGAAGTAGATAACCAAAACTTCTAAAATCTATTATAGTCCTTGCTACACCAAAGATTGTAATGGTCTTTGGTGTAGATTTGTATTTAAGGCTTGACTTATGATAAAAAATTTAGTATAATAAACATATGAGTAAATTACAAAATCAGATTAAAATTGGTTATCAAAAATATGATATTGATATCTGGCCAGAATCATTTGCCACTACCGAAGAGGCAGTTGGTGAATTCTTTAATAATGAGCGTAAGATTGGTTTAAGAGGTGACTATGTTGAAACACTACACGGTGCCAATACTTTATTACACGAAGTTATACATGGCATTGTATATCAATATGGTATGGTTCAGACTATGGAAAAGTTTGACAAAGAAGAAAAGATTGTGAATACACTAACAAATGGTATAATGAATGTCTTTGTTGACAACCCTTGGTTGATGGATTATATAAAGGAACAAATAGATAAAGAGTATGGTACAAGTAGTAGTCAAGGGTAATAATGTTGAGAGGGCTATTCGCCAGTTAAAAAAGAAGTTAATGAAGGAAGGTATCCTTCGTGAGTTGAGACTAAGAGAGTCTTATGAGAAACCAAGTTTGAAGAGACAACGAAAACATAAAGAGAGTTTGAGAAGAGTTGCAAAAGAAAAAAGATTACGGAGACGCCGTGAAAGGCACTCCTAAGATATTCGGTATCCATGTGCCACTATGGGTTCAGAATGTGTTTACAAGTGAAGTGGCAAAACAGAAGGAGATAAGAATGGCAAGAGCTAAATTATCAAAAAAACAAAAGGTACTAAACCTTTTAAATAAAGGTCAACCAGTATTCTGGAAGACTCTAAGATCAAGATTTGACCTAGTATCACCTAGAGCGATGATTGATACTCTAAGAAGTGAAGGTCACATGATCTACATTAACCAGAACACTGGTACTAATGGTAACAACACTTCTTACAGAGTTGGAACCCCTACAAAAGCAATAATTGCTGCTGGGATTCAGAAACTTTATGGTACTAAATACGCTTATTAATCGTATAAATAGTACTGATAGGCAATTCGTAAGTCCTATTAGAGGTAGAGTGTCTTGCTAAGAGACACCATAAGGCTTTTGGGTATTGTGCCACAAACAATACCCACTATATTATGAATGAGGTGAAGATGAAATACGGTGAAGAAAAAATTATAAAAGAGATTGACTCTTATTTGCAGTCAACATATACACAACACTATTCCACAACAGATGAGGGTTTTCAGGTTCAAGATATTTTGAGACACCTGAATATCAATAAAGATTTCTGCCAAGCAAATGCAATTAAATATTTGTGTAGGTATGGTAAGAAGAACGGGTACAATCGGACTGACCTGTTAAAAGCAGTCCATTATATTATATTATTAATGAGTGAGGAAACAAATGATGAAACTAAGTGATCAAACACTAGAGGTATTGAAAAACTTTTCAGATATCAATACTAATATTCTAGTGAAACCTGGTAGTGAACTATCTACCATTTCTACAATGAAGAATATATTAGCAAAGGCAACGATTACAGAATCGTTTGATAAACAATTTGCTGTATATGATTTATCTGAATTATTGGGTATTGTATCTGCAATAGATAAACCTGATGTGGATATTTCAAATGAAAAGTTTATGACTATTGGTTCTACTGGATCAAAGTCTAAGGCAAAATATTATTATTCAGATGAGAGTGTTGTAACCTCACCTCAAAAAGATGTAGTTATGCCTGACGCTGATGTAAACTTTGAATTAAAAGATGAGATACTAGGCAAACTATTAAAGATGGCTGCAATTATGAAGTTGCCTGATCTATCATTAGTAGGTAAAAAAGGTCAAGATGTTATTCTTAAAGTACACGACAAAAAGAATTCTGCTAATTCTTATGAAGAATTTGTAGGCACAGAAGCGTCTGCTGATTTTACATTTAATTTTAAGATTGAGAATCTAAAAATAGTGTCAGGTGATTATGATGTCGCTGTATCTAGTAAATCAATATCACATTTCAAAAACAAAGTAAAACCTATTGAATATTGGATTGCTTTAGAACCAGATAGTAAAATAAGTAAATGATAACAAATGCATTAAAGAAAAAACTAGAGGCGGATGTAGAAACCGCAAAGGTAGATTTAGAAATGTTTTTAACTAAAACTAGTGGTGTTGCGGATCATATTGATTTTGTAGCTTCTGCTGAAAAGAAGTTAGAAGCATTAGCAAATGCTGAAGGTAAACTAGAAACCTTGGTGAAACATTTTAGTAAGTATTAGTATGAGTGATTTTTTGTGGGTCGAGCAATATAGACCACAGACTATTGATGAGTGTATCTTACCGACAGATATCAAAGAGACCTTTCAGTCCTTTGTAGATAGAGGTGAGATATCAAACTTACTACTTGCAGGTCCTCCTGGGTGTGGTAAGACTACCGTTGCGAGAGCATTATGTGAGCAGATGAATGCTGACTATATGTTTATCAACGGTTCTGAAGAATCTGGTATTGACACCCTTCGAACCAAGATCAAAAACTTTGCCTCCACGGTATCATTATCAGGCGGTAAGAAGGTTGTTATACTAGATGAGGCAGATTATCTAAACCCACAATCTACTCAACCTGCTATGCGTGGTTTTATAGAAGAGTTCCACAAGAATTGTAGATTTATTCTTACTTGTAATTTTAAGAATAGACTTATCGAACCATTACATAGTAGATTTTCAACAATAGATTTTAAAATTGCCAATAAAGATAGACCAGTCCTTGCGAGTAAACTATTTGCTAAAGTTGGTATCATTCTTAAAGAGCAAACTGTGCCTTTTGATGAGGCAGTTGTTGCTGAACTTATTAATAAACATTTTCCTGACTATCGAAGAATACTAAATGAACTACAAAGGTATTCTGTAAGTGGTAAGATAGATACAGGCATATTAACAAATATTTCTGATGATAACCTAAATAAACTTATAACATTATTAAAAGAAAAAGATTTTACCAGTATGAGAAAATGGGTAGTCAATAATTTAGACAATGATCCTGTTGTGGTTTTTAGAAGAATATATGATACAATGTATGAGAATTTAGAATCAGAAACTATACCTCATGCTGTATTAATATTAGCAGACTATTCTTATAAGTCTGCTTTTGTGGCAGATCAAGAAATTAATCTTGTGGCCTGCTTGACTGAAATTATGAGTCAATGCAAATTTAAATAAGGAGAAAAATATGGCTGATTTAACAAGCATAACAACAGAGCTTACAACAGGCCTTAATGGTAAGTCAGTTGATCTAGGCGGTGCGATAGTTACCTTTGATTTCGGAGAAGGTGTTGTATGTCTAGATGGTAGCTCAGAGAATGGACCAACAACTATAATGGTATCTAATGAAGTTAAGACCTCGGATGCTACTGTTAAAATGTCCTGTGATTTATGGGAACAATTAAAACAAGGAACAAAAACAAGCGCCAGTGCATTTATGAATGGCGAGATAAAACTAGAGGGTGATATGGGTGCAGTCAGGAGACTTCAAGTCATATTCGATTCAGTAAAATAAATAAAGGAAAATTATATTATGAACAATGTGAAATTATTTGATAACAGAATTTTATTCAAAGATGAATTAGTAACCGAGACTGATATGCCTACATTATTTTATGGCAAAAGAATAGTTATGTTTGGGTTACCAGGTGCATTTACACCTACCTGTTCATCTAAACAAGTACCTGCCTATGAAGATATGTACGAGCAGTTTATAGATACAAAAAAGGTTGATGATGTTTATTGTATATCAGTCAATGACCATTTTGTTATGAACGCTTGGGGTAAAGACTTAGGCATAAAAAAGATTACACTAATACCCGATGGCAGTGGTTCCATAACTAGACAATTAGGAATGTTGGTTGATAAACCAGTACAGAATTTTGGTCAAAGATCATGGAGATATTCTTCATATATTGTTAATGGTATAGTGAAAGAAATGTTTATAGAACCTGGCATAAATAATATGAGTGATGACGAAGATCCATACGAAGAGTCAACACCAGAAAAGATATTAGAATATGTCAAATCCCTATGAACTAAAACATTATCTTAACGCAATCAATTACACAAAAGAGAACCTGGTCAATTCAGATGATCAGATGTGGGCAAAGAAATATCCTGCCTATATAACGAATAAGATAATGTCTGCATTCCCAGACACCTTAATGTTGGCTAATGAAATGAATCGCCATAGCCATCTCGATAAAGATATACAGTTTCAATTCTATATAAATAGTGTTAGAAAAAAGAAACGATTTAGTCCGTTCATAAGAGCGTCTAAGTTAAAAGATATTGATGTTGTAAAAGAGTATTATGGTTATAGTAATGACAAGGCAAAAGACGCTCTAAAGATACTCTCTAAGGATCATATTAAGTATATTAAAGAAAAATTATTTAAAGGTGGAACAAAATGAGTGAGGAAACACAATGGAGTCCCGAGAGTATGCTCGAGGTCTCTTTAAAAGAACCTGACGACTTTCTGAAGGTTCGAGAGACACTAACAAGAATAGGTGTTGCGTCTAGAAAAGACAAAAAACTATTTCAATCTTGCCACATACTTCATAAACAAGGCAGATATTTTATCGTACATTTTAAAGAACTATTTGCTTTAGATGGCAAACATAGCAATTTATCTGAAAATGATATTGAAAGAAGAAATACTATAGCACAATTATTAGCAGATTGGGGATTAATTAGTATAGTTAATTCTGATATCGCTGAAAATAAAGCACCATTGTCTCAAATAAAGGTCATATCTTTCAAAGATAAAGGCAACTGGACATTAGAGACAAAGTACAATATAGGTAAAAAGGTAGATGAAACCAGTTAAGTTTAATGAATATATTACTGAAGAGTCTGAAGTACAAAAATTTAGATTGCTCATTATTACAGATGAGCCTGAACAGGCAAAAGAATTTCATACTGCTGATAGACTAAGAGAAGAGGCAGATAAAAAAGGTTATAAGAACTATCTATATAAACTATCTGGTGGATATATGACACTAGAGGATGGTGTTCGTAGAGTACACAATCAAAAAGATAAAAAAGGATTTGAAATATCTGCTGAGACTACTGTGGCAGTTATTCGTGGGTCTATTACAAGAAAAGACTCTTGGATGGACTTAATATCACAATTAGAAAAGGCAGGTATTGTGTGTGTTAATTCAAGACAAACAATAAGTACCTGTGCTGATAAATACAGAACTTCATTAAGACTTGCTGATGTAGGTCTAAGACAACCTAAAACTGTTCTAGTATCTGATCCTGATAATATACAAGAGGCATTTGAGCAACTAGATACAGATTTTCCTATCATACTTAAAACACTTAGAGGTTCTAAAGGTGTAGGTGTATTATTTGTTGAGTCTGAAAAATCATTAACAAGTCTAGTGCAAGTATTATATAAACAAGATGAAGATTCAGATTTACTATTACAAGAATATATACCAACAGAATATGACGCCAGAGTCCATGTCTTAGGTGGTAAAGTTATTGCGGCTATGAGAAGAGATGTTTTAGAAGGCGACTTTAGAAGCAATATATCTCAAGGTGCAAAAGCAAAAGAATTAAAACTTACAGAATTAGAAATAACAAAATGTATTGAGGCTGCAAAAGCAGTCGGCGGGTTATGGACTGGTGTTGATTTTATACCTTCTAAGAATAGAGAAAAAGATGAACCATTTTTTATTGAGGTAAACTCTTCTGCTGGTACCGAAGGAGTTGAACAGGCAACAAATAGAAATATATCAAAAGAGATTATAGAATACTTTGAAAATAGAGATAACTGGGTTTATGTTCCAACCGAATGTGGATTTAAAGAAATTATAAAACTAGGAAATTTAGAACTAGTTGCTAAATTTGATACAGGCAATAGTGGACAGAATGTTATTCATGGACAAGATATTAAAATAGAAGGCAAAAAAGTTAGTTGGAAGTTATTAGATAAACGATATTCTGCTAACTTAGTTAGAATGGACAATATTAAAGTAGGAGGTCTTAGAGATTATGACGAAGATCGCCCACTAATAAAATTAGATGTTGAATTTGCAGGCACCATCTATAGCGACACTCTCTTTACAATAGATGATAGAGAAGATCGCACACCTATCCTATTAGATAGGAAATTTATGAAACGATTAAATGTTATGGTTAATCCTGCTAGAAAATACTTATTAACCACACCATTTGATGTTGACATAAGGAAAGCATAATGGCTAAGACAAGTGAAGTGAAAGTCCTACGATTAAAAGTAGGCGATTTTATAATTGCTAAAGTAAGTGAGTTGAAAGACAAATATACTATGGAGAAACCTATGGCATTAGGTTTTGTTGGTGCAGGTGAGAGTGGTCAAGGCACTCTACAATTCGCCCCTTGGTTTCCATTTACAGATTCAAGAGAAATTAATATTGCAAAAGATGATGTTCTTTTAATAGAAGAACCCGGTCTTGATTTATTGAATCATTATAATAAAAACTTTGGTAGTGGACTAATACAGACACCTAAAGGTTTAATTACTGAATAGTGATTGAAGAATTAGCAAACGGCAACGCAGCCTTTGTTGATCTTAAAGTAAAAGAATTAGACGAAAATCAATTAAAAGATTTAGGCCATCTTTTACTACACTATGGGTGTATCGTTTTAAAAAGACAAGACCTAGAGTTAAAAGATTTTTCAAAACTTTCAAGTGCCTTCGGACACAATCAATACAAATTAGTTAGAGATAATATTGTTGATTGGGAGAGTTGGATCTATGGCGATGAATTAAAACCTAACGACCCTAACAAAGTAATACAGAAAGCAAAACAATCATACTTAAATAAAAATTCAGATACTAAATTTGAGCAAGATGGTATTAAGTACGGCACAGGCCTGCAGTATCATAATGAAAATGATTTAGACTATCTCAATCCTATGGGTTGGTTTAATTCTGACTTTCCTTGGATACAAGAAGTTAGTGGTAGACCTAGAGGCCTATTCGGCATTAAAGATTTAGTTTTTCACACAAACTTAACTAATCATTTTACACACCAGTATGGTAATCTAGTATCTCTCTATGGTGTTCAACATACAGCAGGAAGTATAACGCCTGTATCGAATGTGAATAGAGCGTATTCAGACTTTACTCAAGAGCAAAAAGATAAATCAAAAACATTAAGAGCAAGAATAGGGAGAATGCTACAATCTTCTTATGATGATCCTCAAGATGTAGCAAGAGAATTGGTTTTATTAGACGCAGGACAAATTACTGAATCTAAGTATGATGTTATAAATCAAATAAAGAAATTATATAATGAAAGTACACCTAGTAATAATACAAGAAGAATTATAAAAGCAAAAGAATTAGGTGCAGCTGTACCTGGTAATAAAGGCATTGACATACCATTTGTATTTGAATGTCCTATCGAAACTAAGTGGGGCAAACACACATTTAGTTCAATGGCTGTAGTCGAAGATATGATTGATGACCCAAACTTTTCTATGGAGTTATTTGATAGTTATATTGATAATGATAAGTATAGGTATGATCACGAATGGGAAGATGGTGATGTTATTATCTTTGATCAATTACTTACTATTCACGCTAGAAATAATGCAAGGACTTTAAACCCTAGCAAAAGAATTCTATGGCGAAGTTGTCAAAATCATTCTAAGTTAGGTGTGCCATTATGGTTAGATATTAATAAACCAATATCTGGTGAAAGATTAGATGAGTCTAATGGTCTTAGTTTATTAAAAGTTTTTACACATTTACCTAACAAAGAGCTTGACTAACCAATTTAAATTTGTTATAATAAAATTATGAAGTTCTACACATCCGTTATACCACATCGTGGTCGTCTTTTGGTTCGTGCCATTGTTAACGGTAAAAGAATTCAAAAAAGAATTAACTATAAACCTTCTCTATTTGTTCCAGTAAAAAAAGAAACTAAGTATAAAACTCTTGACGGTAGGCCGTGTGAGAGAATAAATTTTGATAGCACTTATGAGCAAAGAGAATGGTTAAAACAATATGATGGTGTCACCGGGTTTGAATACTTTGGTAATACTAGACATCAACACGCTTTTATATCAGATGAATTCAAAGGTAATATAGATTGGGATATATCTAAACTCAATATGATTACGATTGATATTGAGACTGCTTGTGAGAATGGTTTTCCTGATCCTAAAACTGCAATCGAACCATTGATTTGTATTACTGTAAAATCACATTCAACAAAAGACATTATTGTATTCGGCATGGGTGAATATAAAAATGATAATGAAAAGGTCACATATCTAAACTTCACAACTGAACAGCAACTATTAGAAGCATTTATTAAATTCTGGCAAGAATATGATCCTGATATAATCACAGGTTGGAATTGTAAATTCTTTGATATGACCTATGTGATAAATCGTATTAACTATTTAATGGGTGAAGATCAATCTGCTAAATTAAGTCCTTGGGGTATTGTAGAATCAAAATCTCAAAACAAACAATTCGGTGGTGAGATTCAACATTATGACATTCTTGGCGTATCAACTTTAGACTATCTAGATTTGTATAAGAAATATACTTATTCAAAACAAGAGAGTTATCGTCTTAACTTTATTGCTGGTGTAGAACTCGGTGAATATAAAGATGATAACCCTTACGATAGTTTCAAAGACTGGTACACCAAGGACTATCAATCATTTGTAGATTATAATATTCAAGATGTAGAATTAGTTGACAGACTAGAAGATAAAATGAAACTAATTGAATTACATTTGACTATGGCCTATGAGGCAAAGGTAAACTTTCAAGAAGTATTCCAACAGGTTACAATGTGGGATGCGATTATATTTAATTTCTTAAAAGATAAAGGCATAGTTATACCACAAAAAGAAGAACACGAAGGTGCTCGTGGTTATGAAGGTGCCTATGTAAAAGATCCTATTGTAGGATTTCACGACTGGATTGTTAGTTATGATTTGAATAGTTTGTACCCACATTTAATTATGCAGTATAATATATCGCCTGAAACTATTATAGGTTTTCAACCTGAACTTGCAAGTGTAGATAGAATGCTTGATCGTGAAGTTGATTTTTCTAAGTTTGAAAAAAGAACTATGACACCTAACGGTGCGATATTTAGAACTGATAAACCTGGGTTCTTAGGTGAATTGATGGAGAAGTATTATACAGATAGAAGTAAATATAAAAAGTTAATGATTGCTGAGCAAAAGAAACAGCAAAAAGATAAAGGTAATAAACAAATTCAAAATAATATTTCTAAGTATAATAATATACAAATGGCAAGAAAGATCGCATTGAATAGTGCCTATGGTGCTATCGGCAACAAGTATTGTAGATATTATGATGTAAGACAGGCAGAGGGTATCACACTTGCAGGTCAATACTCAATTAGATTTATACAAAGACGAGTCAATGAATATCTTAATAAGTTATTGAAAACTGAAAAGGTAGATTATGTTGTTGCTTCAGATACAGACTCAATCTATATTCGTATGGGTGATGTTGTAAAGAAAATGGGTCTTGGTGATGATATCAAAAAGACTGTAAACATTCTAGATAAATTTTGTGATCAGAAACTTAAACCTTACATTGATGAAAAGTATCAAGAGTTGGCTGACTACACACACGCTTACAAACAAAAGATGGTTATGGATAAAGAAGTAATTGCTAATAAAGGTATCTGGACTGCAAAGAAAAGATATATTTTAAATGTATATAATTCTGAAGGTGTTGACTATGAAGAACCTAAACTAAAGATTATGGGTATTGAGGCAGTCAAGTCATCAACACCAAAGGCGTGTAGAGAAAAGATTAAAGAGGCATTAACAGTTATAATGACTAAAGATGAGGCCGCATTGATTGAGTTTATAGATGAATTCAAAAAAGAATTTACTGAACTGCCTGTTGAAGAAGTATCTTTCCCAAGAAGTGTTAATGGTCTTTTGAAGTATCAAGATAATACACACATTTATAAAAAGAGTACCCCTCGCCATGTTAAAGGTGCATTGATCTATAATCTAAATTTAAGACAAAATAGTAAATTGCTAAATAAGTATGAGACTATTAAAGAAGGTGATAAGATTAAATTCTTAACATTGAAAATGCCTAATCCATTTAAGGATGATGTT